TCCTGGATCAAAAACAATTGATTAAGTGGACCACTTTTCAATTGAAAATGTGGACCATTTTTCAGTTGACAAATACAGTTATAAAATCGAACAGGCACAATGTTATTATTCTGCCTAAATTTCTGGAGCATGGTTTCTGTATTGATTGTGTAACCCGTCAAGCGGTCTCCTTCTTGCGCTTGAATGTCGGTAAAATAAACCGTACCGGTGCAGTCTTCTAAAAGTAGTTTCACCGTTATGCTAACAACACGCTTTTCTTCTTTGCAATGAATGGTCTCTGCAAATCTAGTAAAAGAAACTGACAATATCACCACCTACCCATCTAGTGTCCATTTAATTTCTGATACATGGGGAGTCCAGCCTGTAGCAATAGAGCCTCCTTGTAAAAGCATATCAGTAAAGTATACTGCGCCTGTGCAATCAGAAACATATAGACGGATTGTTAGAGCCTTTATCTTACTAAACCCGCGTGGTGAGATAACATGAGCTACATGGGAAAAATAAGCCATAGCACCACTCCTTCCTAAAAGAGATCAATAAACCTGGTTTCGGTTGTACCATCCTCGTATTCAATCATAACTTCAATACCGACTTGTCCATTAGGTCCTTTTTGAAGATTCTCTGATGCAATCTGAGCTGAGAATGTGTAACTCCTCCTGCTTGCTGGATAAATAGTTTGAGATAGACTTTTTGTCATGCCTAAAACCCCATCAGCTTTAAAGGAAGCATCTCCTGAGACACCATTGTTTGGATCAACATCAAACCCTGAATTGAGCCAGTAGGTGATCCCGTCATCGGCTCTTGAATTTCTTAGATGGTTAAAGGGGACTAAATCTTTTACTTCCTGCCTGTCAAGGACATCGGCTGAGGATAAAATATCGGCAGCTTTATCCCACCCAGCAGATGCATCCCCTAATTCTCTTAAGGTGGTGGATAGCTCCAGCACTGTTTTCCATGGCTCTTGTAGATTGTACTGCCTGCGCACCACACGAGTTTTTACTGACAGATTTAAGTCTTTATCATCAACGGTAACGATATCTCCAAGATTCCAAGCTTCATGTTCATATCCCGTCAGCACAGATAAATCCATAGCTGAAAGAACATAGGAAATTCTAGGCCTTGAATACTGTGCTAATCGCATATTAGCAAACTCGAGCATCTGATAAGGATTGCTAAAGGATGAGGCATCAAGGGTTGCCACTCTTACTTCTGATGAGTAACTGTAGTCCTCCACATATTCTTTATTGCCACTAATAGAGGCAAATGTCATCCCATCTTTTCCATATGCATAAAGTCGAGTGATTAAGCTTCTTGTATCTACTACCCTTTGTATGCTTTTCATGTTTTTTCTATAGCAAAACAAGGCTCCACTATCAGCACCGCCAAATGTCAGAAGATGAACTAGCCGGTTAGCACTATCAAAGATCAGATCTCCACCATGAATGTTTTGTGTGGCACGAAGAATTGATAGCGCGTTTTTCTCTGTAGATTGCCATGTTCTCCTTGTACTTACAGTGACATTCCCTAAAGCCCAACCAGTACCCAGCAAGGCATAATGCATAGGGGCCTCTGGTGTTTCAGCGACAAAATCCATCGGCTCTTTTGCCGCGCTGAAGGAAAGATCATAAAAGGAAGCTTCCGCATATACTTGTGTAATCACTCGACCATCAGAAGTTTTCTCATCTGTCGTGGTCCGAATTCGGTACACATCATTTACAATCTGCACCTGTTTCTCATTATCCAAAGACTCTCGCTTGAGATCATGAAATGGCAACTTAAATTCCAAGATATCGGCGCCATTTACCTCACTGGTTACAATGATGTCAAAGGCATTTTCTAACACCGCTTCCCACGCACCGTTGGTATCCAAGACAACGGGTCTTGCAAATCCCAGCCTCTCATAAGGAGGTTTCGGAATATCATGAAGCTGTATTTCTATAAGCTTAGGTGTTCTTGTTGTATCTTGAGTGGTCAAGGTAATTCGATAACGAATATAAGCTCTATTCGGTGACTGAAGTTCTCCGCTGGGTCCCACTGACTGCCACTGTGTCCAACTGACTAAATCATCAGAGGTGGAGGTTTCAACAAGGGAGATGGCGGTTACCCCTGCTGTGTATTCGCTGGTTACGGATACTCGTCCTGTTCCTGCAAGACCACAGACAGCTGCGGTTGTATAAAGCTGACCATTTTGAGCATAAACACCACTTGTTGCCTTCAGCATAACAGTACCCGGCTCCGTTAGAGCATCTACATCAGCGGTACTGTCACCACCGTTTGCCAAGATAGAAGATTTGAAGTAGGAAATAAGCTCCTCCATGGTAAGCTCAGAATTCTTTTCATAAAACCAATCATCAAATCCGCCCGCGTAATAATAAGTATCAGCGAGCATTCCCATGACAATATTAGCAACACAATTTTGATTCAAATCTCCCGTAAAAGTTCTAATGGGCGATTGCCAAACAGCACCATCACTTCGGTCACAGACCAAATTTTGTACTCTTTTGCTATTTACTTCAATGATGGACGCTATAAAATACCAACCATTATTCCTAAGCGTAATACTTGGTGTTTCCGTTTGATCATAAATCAGCGAACCCGATGCATTGTAAAGCATCAGTCTTAATCTACCTTGGTATAAGGAAACATAAAAAATCGGCTGTCCCGGTCCATGTCTGGTATTAAAAATGGGAATGAAATTTTGACCAATGGAATAAGTTGTCGGGTTAATCCATCCGCCCACTACGATTTTTTCTCCTAAATCACTAAAAAAGCTACCGTCATTGGTAGCCACTAGATGGGTTCTTTCGCTTGTAGGATTGACAATGTTTTGCCTGAAAAATCTTCCAAGTCTACCTAAGACCAAACTAGCTGAAGTTCCTGACCATCCGGAAACAAAGAAGTTTCTGTTATTACCTGACGCATCTAAAAGCATGGTGTTTCCATCTGGCGCTGATTCATTAAATCGCCAAAGTCCAACGGTCTGATCACTTACTGGAAGCTCGCCTGTGAAATCTGTTTGCACTGTTAAAATCGACTTAATGGCCACCTTATCACCTCCATCTGCTCTTAGCCAGAATCCTTAACTCGGAAATTGTTGCTCCCGCCACAGTGATTGAAATTTCATTATCTCCCTTATGAAGAACAGGAAAATTCAGCTCATCCAAGCCTGGTAAACCATTTCTCAATGTGTTTCCGTTTGTATCAGTTATTTTGGCTGTCACTAGTCCACTGTCAATGACAAGAACTTCATCTGCTGTCAAAGCTCCAACAACTCGTAATTCTTCACCATTTGTTGTAATCGAGATATAGGTAGAGGATGAACTGTTAATTGTACCCTTTAGTTGATAAACGGGTTCTGAGTCAGCATTTCCGGTTAATCTTTCAATCACATGGTTGCCTTCACTGGAAATTGTAAATTGCTCATCAGTCAAAGCATAAGCATGAGGATCTGGGCAGATAAACTTAATGTCAAATGCCCCTGCCGCTCTAAGTAGCCTCTCACAATCCACCTGCTCAGTAAGACGTGCGTAAAAGTAACGGTCAGGAATATCATCCAACACAAGCTGCTTTAAACCATTCATGGGGTTTAGCCACTCAGCTAAGCCATCCAATACTTCTACTAGTTCAGCAAAACTTTTTTGTGGGTATACATTACAATTAACGATAATGATTCGCTCTGAGCTATCACAACCAAAATCAGCAACCCCCGCTTTACCTGGTACCATTTCATAGGAGTTTCTAAGGGCGGGCGATGCCTGCCAACTTGTGAGCCTTGCTTTTATCTTCATGTCCTTTGAACTAATGCCGTTATAAATAAATCCCATACATCGCCCTCCTTTACGTTGTAATAAATCGGCCCTGTGCTCGAGAACCGGTCTGCATTAAATTGTAGAGTTCTTGCGATATCTTTCGAATATCATCTTCACTGCGGACAATCATCTGTTGAATGGTAATTAAAGAGCCACCAAGCATTCCATATCCGCCACCTGCACCACCATTTACATTTACATCGGAGTCTAAATTAAAATCTGTGGGTATGACCTTTTGCATATCTTCACTAACATCATCCATAGCCTTCTCAAAGCCTACACCGATACCTTCACCCATGTTTTCACCAATACCTGCGAAAACTTGAGATGGAGATCGGATGCCTAAAAGTCCCTTAACTCCTTTGACAATTCCACCAACCATATCACTGACTTTGTTTTTAAGCCAAGTCACCATGGAGGCAATACCATCCCAGAGTCCTCTGGCGATGTTTTTACCCACATCAATGATGGCCGGAATGGCTTTCCCTAAACCAGTCACTATGGCTGTAATAATCTGAGGAATTTGTGCCACTAACTGCGGAATAGCACGAATCAATCCTGCCGCAAGCTGAATAGTAAGCTGAACACCCATCTCAATAATCTTAGGTAGATTTGTGGTGATAAAAGTAATAATGCTACTAATAATTTGCGGTAAAGCCTGAATTAAGGTAGGCAGTGCATTTAAGATACCTTGTGCCAAACCACTGATAATTTGGAAAGCCGCTTCTAGGACCAGATCCAGATTATTAATCAATGTTTCTACAATCAAAATCACTGCTTCTACGATGGACGGAATTAGTTCCGGCAGTGCTTCACCAATGCCAGTTGCAAGGGTAACAATCATAACAAGTGCCGCCTCAACAAGGGCAGGGAGATTAGCAATGATTCCGTCCACTAAAGTTAGTACCAACTGAAGCGCCCCTTGAGTTATCTGTGGCAATGCCTCAATAAGACCTCCCACTATGGTCATAATAATATTTGTCGCTGCATCAATCAGTGTTGGTAAATTATCCAAAATACCGTTAACAAGAGCAATGACTAGCTCAGGAGCAACTTCTGCAATGGCAGCTATCAGTCCAGTGACCACATCTAAGATTTGGGGAAGAATTACCGCTATCTGGTCTACCGTTTCTTTGGCTCCAGCTTTTAACTGTTCCCCTGCACCTTCTTGTCCTGTGATTAGTCCTGTAAGACCATCAAGGATCATGGTAAAGCCGGGGAGGAGTTGGGAAGTGATATTGTTTTTCACACCGGTAAAAGAACGGGTAAGATTATCCATGGCATCGGTATACTCGACTGCAGCATCGATGGATTTATCACTCATCACAAGCCCTAGCTCGCTGGCTTTGTTCTTTAAGTCTTCTGTGCTTTCTGCCGTTTGGTTTAAAAGAGCTGCAAGTTCCACTGATGAGTTTCCAAGGAGATCATTGGCAATGGCCGCTTTTTCGCCTTCATCAGCAATACCCTGCAGTCCTCTCACCGTCATCTCAAAGATTTCTTCTCTTGATTTTCCTTGGAGATCTTCCATCGAGATTCCTAATCGCCTGAATTTATCAGTGGCAGAAGTACTACCGTTGATGGCATCATCAACCGTGTTATTTAGTTTTTTCATGCCATTTTCTAAAGTAGATATGCTTGCACCATTTTGTGAAAGCACATAGTCCCACTCTTGATAGCCTTTTCTGGAAAGTCCTATGCGTTGACTTGCTTTATCAATCTCATCTCCAGCTGCAGCCGCATCATTAGCCATGTCATAAAGCTTTTTACCGGCGGCAACGGCGGCAGTTCCAATGGCGGCCATAGCCGCTCCGATTGCCACACCGATTCCTTTGACAATACTGCCTAGTTTCTCAAATTTTCCTCCCGCATCATCTGCAACGTTGGCACTCTTTTTTATCTCATCGCCAAAATCGTCCGCTTCATTTCCCGCTTCATCAAAACCTTCACTTGCTTCATTTAGTGCTTTGTTATTTTCACCAAGCTCCCGTTCCATCTTATTTAAATCAGCGTTGGCATTATTAAGTTGGATTTGCCAAGCCTGCGTTCTCTTATCATTTTCACCAAAGGATTCAGCGGCATTTTTAAGGGCAGCTTCCAAAGTACCGATTTTATTCTTTTGTGCATCTATTTCCTTATTTAAAACTTCATTTCTTGCCGTTAAGGCCTGGACAGATTTATCCTGCTTATCAAACTGTGAGGATACCAGTTTCATCTCAGATCCCAGAACCTTAAATGTCTGATTGATGTCACGAAGTGCACTTTTAAATTCCTTCTCGCCCTCAACACCAATTTTGAGCCCAAAGTTATCTGCCAAAATCACCGCCTCCTTCCTAAAATGGACATAAAAAATACCCGGATTTCTCCGAGTATAAAAAACTCCTACTTTTTTTAGGTACTACACTTTATTACAATCGTTTGCTATATAATAAGCAAGTAAGCGCAACTGTTTTCCCTTGTAACTCCATTTTGATTTCTTTTTCTTCAGACCTTTCAAATCCTTTATGTTCGTAAAATTGGTAAGTACAATTATCATCCGTGTATAAATAAATCAGTTTACCTTTTTCTCGTCTGCTTAATTCTTCAAGCAGTTGTGTTCCAATCCCTTTACCATGGATGGTTGGGTCTGCTGCAAGAAAGCAAATCTCCCCATCGGGAATAGTTCTACTTACGTAATTATTAAACATCGCCTTGTTTGCTTCATCATATATATCTGGTCCACCTTTAACCACAACCGCCATGATCGCCTTGAACATTTTCACAAAGAGTTTTCTCCAAAAAGAAGAATACTGCTTCGGTTCATTTTTCATATCTGCCATAAGAATGCCAACAAGTTGATCTCCCATATATGCCGCAAGCACCTGTGATGCACGTTCCAATTCCAAATATAGAAAATATCTACCGTATAGGCGAAGTGCCAGTGGGTTATCAACATATCTGTTAAAATTCATTCCTTTGATAGCAAAGTCGATAACTTTACCAAAATCTTTTCTTTGTAATTGTTTGATTTTTACTTCCATGTATCACACCTCACTATCACTTATTTCTGCTATTTCATTTTTAATAATTCCACTAAGTTTTTCTGCTGTTTCAATAAGAAATGAACAGGTATCTTCTCCCAATGAAGAGAGCACCTTTTCCTCAAATCGATCGGTTTCTTCGAAAATCTTAGAAAAAAAACCTCTTCCTGCCTCAGTAAAAACAACAAATTTTTCTTTCTTGTTACTCCCAGCTACGAGGGTGACGTATTGTTGTTTAATAAAATCAGATAAAATGCTATGAACAGTAGACTTCGGAAGATGTAACGTGTCACATATCTGTTTTTGTGTAATGTTTTTAGATTCCTCTAACAAATACAGCATCATTAAAGAGTTAAAAGTCAACCCATGTTTTTTTGCAATCTTCGCATAAGCTGAATCAATATTATTGAGCGCCTTATTTAATCGCGACATAGTCTCTTTATAATTCATTTGATAACCTCCTTGATTTTAGTGCGATTTCGGACTATATTTAGTATAGTACGATTTCGCACCATTGTCAAGGAGGTTCTAGTCAAATTCCATAGGGAATAACATCATCTATGGAAATCTCTCTTTTTTGCTTGCTCAGTCCAAGAAACTGTTTGTGACATTCCCATAAATCCATCAAAAGCCCAAGAGGTGTAAGCCATGTTTCCTCCTCCGTGCGATTTAAATGGACTGTTCCGTAATATAAAAGCCGGGTAAAGAGCTCCTCCTCATTTACCCGGTTTGTGCGTTTTTTGAGTCATCTTCCGATGCAATATTTCGTTTCGTCCCTTTAAACATCGCTTCCATCAGTGCGTTTTTATATGTGGCAAGCTCCAAAGGTGAAGTAAGAAGTTCAATCTCTTCTTGAGTGAGAAGACTCTTCTTATCATTCGGATTTCGTAGGTTATAAATAAGCAAACTTTGATTGGCCATTAATGTAATCAGCCAGACAATCTCATCCAGTGCCATCTCGAAGTTTTCTGATTTCATGAGCTTTTCACCCAGGTTTTCAAGCCCACCATATCTTCCTGCAATTTCTTTTGTTGCCCTAGTCGTTAAAATAAGTTCATACTCCTGACCACTGATAGTAATCTTTGCGCTGCGTTCGTTATCCATGGAACATCCTCCTATTCTTCAGTGCCACCAGAGGCGGCAAATGTAGGTTCATATACTTCGTTGTACCATTCGGTAATAATTGATTGTGTGACTCCTTCATCACCCTCGTTAACTTCTGCTTTCCAAGGATGTCTGCCCTGACCATCCAATTTGTTCCTGCGTAGCACTGTCCCTTCAATGGTTGGAGTTGAAAAGGTAATGCTATCGCCTTTAGAAATAGGCGATGTCCGCCGACTAGGCTTAATGTAACGCAAACATCTGCGGCTTGCCCGTAGCATGTTTTGGTTAGGGAATATTCCGGTTCTGTATTTGGATTGTTTATTTT